CATGATATTATTATTGGTCTCAAGGTCAATATTTTTGATTGTTACTACGATTCCCTAGGTAAGGGCAGTTTAAAAAGTATAGAGTACACCAGTGGACAAATCACAGCAAAACTCTTCGATGCCAAAAAGTATATTGACGCATCAAATAAAGGAGCTACAAAACCGAAAAAATGACTTGTTTGACTTCAAGTCAGAAACAGAAGATATCGACGATTTAGCGGACGAGATCTTCGAGGCACTTTATCAACATACATCATCACAGCGTAATGAAACTGAGACCGACACCAGTCAAATTAATATCAATAACTCCTGATGCTGAAAAGACTATGGGGTTCATCGCAAGAGTATCTAACCCTAATAATCAAGAAAACCCTAAAGTGGCAGGATTACTTAAATACTGTATTCAGCATGAACACTGGTCAGTATTCGAGCAAGCAACTATGACACTAGAGATTACAACCACTAGAGGTCTAGCAGCACAGATATTGAGACATAGGTCATTTACGTTCCAAGAGTTTAGTCAGCGATATGCTAACACTAACCTATTGGGTGAGATACCCATACCAGACTTAAGAAGACAGGACGATAAGAACAGACAGAACAGTATAGATGATATAGACCCAGAGGAGAGAAAAAGACTACAGAAGGTAATAAAGAAGTATTTTGCTGAGGGAATAGACTTATATAATGAACTTATTCGGTCAGGTGTCGCTAAAGAGTGTGCTAGATTTGTACTTCCGTTAGCAACTCCTACCAAACTCTATATGACGGGATCATGTAGGTCGTGGGTTCACTATATAAATTTAAGAAGTGCTCATGGGACACAAAAAGAACACATGGACATTGCTGAAGCATGTCGTAGGGTGTTCATACAACAGTTCCCTACAGTATCAGAAGCACTTGATTGGACAACATAATGGCAATTTACCCAGTTAAAAACCTAAAAACAGGAGAGATGAAAGAACTCCAAATGACTCTCGCTCAATATGAAGAGTGGAGAGACAGCAATCCCGACTGGGATAAAGATTGGAATGCAGGAGTCTGCGATGCAGTCTCTGGAGTTGGAGATTATCAGGACAAGTTACCTGATGGTTTCAAAGACCGACTTCGTAATGTCAAAAAACATCATCCTTACGCTAAATTCGAGGCTCCTTAGTCTATGCCAGTTAAAGAAAAGAAACAACCTTCTATGGTTGGATTGACCAAAAGACAAATGAAACGCAAACCCATTAACTCAGGATATCTAACTCAGATAAAACCCCTGACTCCAAGTCAGGAGAAAGTTTTTGATGCGTTCTCTAAGCAAAAGAATCTCTATCTATATGGAGCAGCGGGTACAGGTAAAACCTTCATAGGTATGTACCTTGCTTTACAAGAGATTTTAAATGAACAATCATCTTATGATAAACTGTACATTGTCAGATCATTAGTGCCTACCAGAGAGATTGGATTCTTACCTGGTGACCATGATGACAAGGCAGAGCTATATCAGATACCATATCAGAACATGGTACGCTATATGTTCAAGATGCCTGATGATGCTAGCTTTGATATGCTATATGCTAATCTAAAAGCACAAGAGACTATCTCATTCTGGTCAACATCTTTCTTACGTGGTACTACACTGGACAACTCTATTGTATTAGTAGACGAGTCACAGAACTTGAATTTTCACGAGTTAGATAGTATTATAACTAGACTAGGTGTCAACACAAAGATTATCTTTGCGGGTGACGCAGCACAAACTGATCTTGTCAAAACAAACGAGAGGAACGGTATCCTAGACTTCATGAAAATCATTCAAGGTATGGATGAATTTGAAATGGTAGAGTTTGGTATACAAGATATCATCCGATCAGGTTTGGTGAAATCATATCTGATTAATAAATTAAATCTTGGACTTTAAACATCTAAAACTACATAACTTTCCAAACTTAAAAGCAAAGACAACAGCAGAGGGTAGACGTTACCAAGTTGAAGGTAATTTCTACCCTTCTGTTACAACTGTAATAGGTGAGAAGAAGAAAGATAGTATCTTAAAATGGCGACGTAAAGTTGGTGAGGAAGAAGCAAACGCAATCTCCAAACGAGCATCAACTCGTGGTAACAAGTGTCATAAGTTAGCAGAAGATTACTTAAGTAACAAATCTCTGGACAGGTATAGGGATGACGTGTTATCATTAGGTATGTTTCACCAAATACGACCTTATATTGACAAGATAAATAATATACACGCACTAGAAGAATCTTTATATTCTCACACATTAAAACTCGCAGGACGAGTTGACTGTATTGCTGAATATGATAATGAATTAGCGATTATTGATTTTAAAACGTCAACTAAGTACAAACGTGAAGAGTGGATACAAGACTACTTTTCACAAGAGACCGCTTATGCTATAATGTTTCAAGAACTTACAGGTTTAAAGGTAAAACAACTTGTAACTATCATCGCTACTGAACAAGGGACACCCCAGATCTTTGTAAAGGATAACATTCTAGAGTTCGTACCAAAATTAAAAGAGTACATAGACTATTACAAGGAGATCCATGGCGACTGGTAAAATTAATGATGCCCTAGAGGAAAATTTTATGACTGCGAGCAAGTTTTCGCTTGAGATTGAGAACATCGTCAAAGATGGTTCACTTAATTATATTGAAGCAATAGTAATGTATTGCGAAGAGAAATCTATTGAGATAGAAGGGGTAAATAAACTAATCAACAAACCACTTAAGGAGAAACTTAAGTACGAAGCACAGAAGCTTAATTTCATCAAAAAAGGGAGTCGTGGTTTCTTGGCACTGTGACAGGATACGAAGCATACCGCATGTATCTTGCCATGCGAAATCACTTCAAGACCAAGACATATGATTTCTCAAAGAATCAATATGCGAAGGCAAAGCAAGAGACTTATGATAAGAGAAAGGACAAATATTTTTTTATAAAACTATCACGTAAGTATGACGAGGAGGAACTATCTAAATTTTACCTAGCTAACTTTGTAGAAGAGAATAGTGAGTGGATTGGGTCGATGACCGCACATGGTGAACGGAACTATCTGGACTATATAAGGAAACTACAATCATTATCGTATATTTTTAAAAGTGATGCTGAGACTATGAAGGAGTCATGTGATAACTTCAATGATCTGTTCACTGGTAAACCACACCCGACCTTGATTAAATTATGGTTAGGTGGTAAAATAACATTAGAGTCAGTAGTCATCATGGAACGGATGTTTGAGTTCACTCAGAACGTCAAAGCAACCGACCCAGTATGGACAGATGCTAAACAGAAGATCATTAAATATGTTCCTCTTTTAAAAATAAACAGTACTGATAAACACCGTAAAATTCTCAAGGAGTTGTACCTATGAAGTTCTTCGAGTCTGACGTAGTTCAGGACGAATTAAAACGAATGCAAGATCTATACGTTGACATTAATCGTATGGGTATTATACTGACAATAGATCAGAAGATACAGCAACTTGTCAAATTGTTAGAACTAATAGATCTTCAACAGACAATGTTTATGCGTGTTACACTATCAGAGAGACCCGAAGCAAAACGGATTCTCGCACAGGTACGTGAAGCAGCAACGTTGTTAGGAATGAAACCTGAGCATGTAAACTCAACCTTCTATACTCAACTCAAAGAGCAAGTAGAGAAGATGATCGAAGAACTGGAGAAAACAAAATGATCGCCACCATTATTATCGTTGTACTCATAGCGGGTACAGCACTCTTGATTAGATATTATGATCCCCACAACTAGAACTGAACTAATACATTATAGATTACAAGCTATGCTAAGAGAACATAGTTTTAGTGATCTATCATACCTAGGTATACGAAATGGTGTACACTGGTATAACATAGGTGGTAACGAAGTACCAGTTGATGCTATTGAAGAATTGGAGAGTGTTGAAGAATGAATTTGTGGAAGAACTGGAAAGAGGCAGTATGGGAGACATTCCCTGATCTAGAGTATCAAAATACATGGGCAGAGTGGGAAGGCAAAGGCACTAATTTAACTGCTAAGATATACAAGAACAAACACTTTATTAAGTCTAGAGAAGTAGATATATGGAGTGACAAGACACACGTATATAATACAATAATATATCCTAACACTGGAGCAAATTTACCTTGCTTTGGTATGGATCTCATGGGGTTTACACAGAAGAGAGTCATCATAGTGTTTGACTTTCAACACCCTACAGAGAAGTATCTCTTTGGTGTAGATGACCTACCAAAATGTACTGAGAACTATCGTTTCTTTGAACGTGGTAATCATTTCTCAGAGAACATATATGTCAGATATTGCCCGATGGATGAGGTAGATCAGCACCTCGACACATTCAAACAATACTTGACAAAATACAAAGAGATGATAGAATATAATCAACCGAAAGGGACAGACACGAACGTGTATAAGGACTTTGATACTTATATGACTCGATTGGATCCAGTGGGTCCTTACTTAGCACAAAAGTTTGGCAAGGAAAAGTCTGAAAGCCTTGTCAACGACTTTCTTTTCTGCTATAAATAGAACGTACGACTACACAGTACAATACAAACAATACGGAGAATACAATGTCTTTTGCTTCACTTAAAAAGTCAAGTTATACTGATCTGCTTTCTAAGGCAGAGTCACTAAACAAGACCGAGGTCAGAGGTGCCGACGAGCGTCTTTGGAAACCAGAAGTAGACAAAGCGGGCAATGGTTACGCAGTAATCAGATTCCTACCCGCACCCGATGGAGAAGACCTTCCATGGGCACAAGTTTGGAGTCATGCCTTCCAAGGTCCTGGTGGATGGTATATTGAGAACTCTCTCACAACTTTAGGCAAAAAAGATCCTGTTTCAGACCTAAACAGAACCTTATGGAATAGCGGTAGTGATGCCGACAAAGAGATTGCTCGTAAGCAAAAACGTAAGTTATCTTACTACAGTAATATCTACGTCTTACAAGACCCTGCTAATCCAGAGAATGAAGGAAGAGTATTCCTTTACAAGTATGGTAAGAAGATCTTTGATAAGATCATGGATGTAATGCAACCTGAGTTTGAAGATGAGACACCAATCAACCCATTTGATTCTAGGGCAAACAACTCTTTCCTAATC